GAATCACCGCAACCAGCAAGGCCGGTGCGCTTGCCATCAATGACTGCGCCGTAAGGCCCCGTGATCCGCGCAATGTTTTGAAAGTTCATCTAGCTCTCCTGTCGCCTGTTGGTGGCGTGGAGTCAACTGTAGGCACTTTGCCGCCGCGCTGGAATTGAATAGTTTCTATGAGAAGTTGACCTGCGATAAATTAAATCAATGATACGGTGGGTTGTTTTCGCCCACAATCTGCGGCATGAACTCAATCGAATTGCCGCGCACAACGCTGGTTCACGACCGCGACGGCCTGTGCGTCAAGATCAACGCGCGGCCCGATGACCCCGGCGTCAGAATATCAGCGCAGCAGCTTGATAACTGGTGTGTCAAGCAGTACCGCGAGAACATCATGAAGCCAGCGCCTGATGCAAAGGCCATCGCATGACCGCAAGCCGCAACAGCGCCTTCAACACCACCGGCCCCAGCATCTTTGCAAACGACCGCGCATTTACAGCGCAGGGCGACAAAGGCCGCAGCCTAAGCCAGTCCGCTACTGCGCGTTACACCGGTCTGACCAACCCCCGCAACAACATGCGCAAGGGCGGCATATCCCTTCCCGCTGACCCGCAGGCTTGCAGCGACAAGACGGCAAAGATTATTGGCAAGGCGCTAGGTGCGCCAAGGAATGCAAAATGAACGATTACGACGCATTTGTAGCAAGCAAGCGCCGCGCAGAAGTTGCCACCGGCCACAAGCCCGGCGACCTGAACGAGCATCTGTTCGACTTTCAACACGCGATTGTCGAATGGGCTATTCGCCGTGGCCGCGCTGCCATCTTTGCAGATACCGGCCTGGGCAAGACCCTGATGCAGCTTTCATGGGCTGACGAAGTGGCAAGCAAAACTGGCGGCATGGTGCTGGTGCTGGCTCCGTTGGCCGTGTCTGAACAAACCATAGAGCAGGGTCGCACATTCGGCATTGAGGTTTCCCGAGTGCCCCAAGGCGGCACACCCACCGGCCCCGGCGTTTGGATTACCAACTACGAGCGCATGGACGCCATCGACTTCACCGAGCTGCATGGCCTGGTGCTGGACGAATCATCCATCCTGAAAGCGCATGACGGCAAGACTCGCCAGCGCATCATCGACGCGGCGCAGGGCGTGCCCTATCGCCTGTCATGCACGGCCACGCCATCGCCAAACGACTTCGAGGAATTGGGCAACCAGTGCGAGTTCCTGGGCGTCATGAGCCGCACTGAAATGCTGGCGACGTACTTTGTGAACGACACGGGCGACACGGGTACATGGCGGCTCAAGGGCTGGGGTGCATCGAAGTTTTGGGAGTGGATGGGCACATGGTCTGTGGTGCTGCGCAACCCGCAAGACCTGGGGTTCAACGGCGCCCGCTACGACCTCCCCCCGCTGACGTATCACGAGCATGTGGTGGAAACCGAGCAGCTTGGCGACGAGTTGTTTGCACGGCCTGCTATGGGCCTTGCCGAGCGACGCAAGGCACAGCGTGACAGCGTAGAGGCCCGCTGCAAGGCATTGGCCGATGTGGTCAACGCAGAGCCCGGTGAGCCGTGGCTGATCTGGTGCCACTTGAACGACGAGGCCGAGCGCATCACGCAACTGATACCGGGCGCTGTGAACGTGCAGGGCTCCGACTCGCCGGAATCGAAGTCAAAGAACCTGCTGGGCTTTGCGCACGGGGAAATCCGCGTGCTGGTCAGCAAACCCAAGATCGCCGGGTTTGGCATGAACTGGCAGCACTGCGCCCGCATGGCGTTTGTTGGGCTGGATGACTCATTCGAGAAGTTCTACCAAGCCGTGCGCCGCTGCTATCGCTTCGGCCAAAAGCGCGAGGTTCAGGTGCATCTGTTCACCGCAGAAAACGAGGGCCAGATCCTGGCCAACCTCAAGCGCAAGGAAGTGCAACACCACGACATGAGCGCAAACATGATTGAACACATGAAGGAAATTATGAATCACGAACTGACCGGACAAACCAACGTAGTTGACGCCTACCGTGAAGATACCCACACGGGCGACGGCTACACCGTACACCTTGGCGACTGCGTGAAGTGGGCGCGGCGGATGGCTGACAACAGCATCGACTACAGCGTGTTTTCCCCACCGTTCGCTGATCTGTTTGTGTATAGCAACAGCGACCACGACATGGGCAACTGCAAGGATGACGCTGAGTTTGTCGCGCAGTTGAAATTCCTGATTACCGAACTGTTCCGCGTCATCAAGCCGGGCCGCAACGTGTCATTCCACTGCATGAACCTGCCCACGACCAAGATGCGCCAAGGCTTTATTGGCCTGCGTGATTTCCGTGGCGATCTCATCAAAGCGTTTCAGGACGCCGGGTTTATCTATCACTCTGAGGTGTGCATCTGGAAAGACCCAGTAGTGGCAATGCAGCGCACCAAGGCGCTGGGCCTGCTGCACAAGACCATCCGCGAGAACAGCACGATGAGCCGCATGGGCCTGCCTGATTACGTGGTGACGATGCGCAAGCCCGGCGAATGCGAAACCCGCGTTACCCATGGCGACGACCTGCCCGTGATGATGTGGCAGAAGTACGCCAGCCCGATCTGGACCGACATCAACCAGGGCCGCACGCTGAACAAGCTGCCTGCGCGGGACGAGAACGACGAAAAGCATATGTGTCCGTTGCAGCTCGACGTGATTGAGCGCTGCATTCACCTGTGGACAAACAAGGGTGATCTGGTGTTTTCGCCGTTCACCGGCATTGGCTCCGAGGGCTACAGCGCAGTGAAGATGGGCCGCAGGTTTGTTGGGACCGAACTCAAGCCGCAGTACTACGAGCTGGCCTGCATGAATATCGAGGACGCGCTGAAAGAGCAGGCGGGGCTGTTTGCGGAGGCCGCATGAACATCGTCCTAACCGAACTCTACGAGCTAAACCGCGCCAAGCCAGCCCGCGCAAGGCGTAGCGACAGCAGCACGAGCCACGACGCCGCCAAGCGCGCAGAGGCCGACACTGCTACGGCATGGCAGCGCACCAGCATAAAAGCCGCTGTGAGCTTCCTAGACGGGGCTACAGCGCGTGAAATCGCCAGCTTCACCCGGATGGACTACATAACCGTTCAGCGCCGCCTGAGCGAGATTCCCGGCCTGTACAAAACAGATGACGAGCGCGGCGGCTGCAAAGTGTGGCGCGCAGTCTGAGCCACGTATCCCCCACTATTTCCACAATAACCGCAAAGAGGTGTTGTCGTGTGTAAGCTGCACTCTTATAATGTAAGTAACGCTGTGGAAGGCGTAAATGGGCGGTGTCGGAAGTCTCTATTGGGGACGGTCTCAGACACCGTATCGCACACTCGCAACGAGTGGACCCGCCCCGGTAATTTCCACTCTGGGGCCGTCCACCAATAGGGATTTGAAGATGATTCTTTGCCCGAAAAGCTGGAAAGATTTCCAGCACTACAAAGACCGAAACCCGCCATGGATTCGGCTGCATAAGGCATTGCTCGACAACTACGATTTCCAATGCTTGCCAGTTGCTAGCAGGGCGCTAGCGCCTATGTTGTGGCTTGTTGCAAGTGATGCGATTGACGGTCAATTTGACGGCTCCCATGAAAAGCTGGCCTTTCGCCTTCGCCAGACAGAGCAAGAAATCCAAAAAGCACTTAAGCCGTTGATTGATAAGGGTTTTTTTGAAGTGGTGCAACATGCTAGCGACTTGCTAGCAGAGAGCAAGCAAAGCGCTGTACCAGAGACAGAGACATTACAGAGGCAGAGACAGAGCAAAGACAGCCCGCCTGACGGCGTTTCTGATTCTGTTTGGCGGGACTTTCTAAGAATCCGAAAGGCCAAGCGCGCACCCATGACCGACACGGCATTGAGCGGAATACGTGCCGAGGCTGAAAAAGCCGGGTTGACGCTACAGCAGGCCCTGCAAACGTGTTGCGCCCGTGGTTGGCAGGGGTTTAAAGCCGAATGGCTTAACGACCAAAAAAGCGGCGGAATTGCCCAAACTATCACCGGCCAGCGGCTGCAACAAGCCCAAGCTTTTGCGCCCGGTATCGCTGCAACATCTCCGAACTACATTGACGAGGTAAAAAATGTCACTGCAATTTCAAGCCATTGACCGCCTGTTTGAGCGTTTGGCGGCTACCTATGGACGCCAATTCCTGAACCTGTACGAAGGATTGGACCCCAGCGCGATAAAAACCATTTGGGCGCACGAATTGGCGGGTTTTGCCCATCGGCTGCAAGACGTGGCTTGGGCGCTGGAAAACCTGCCTGAGCGCGCGCCAAACGTTATTGAGTTTCGCAACCTATGCCGCAAAGCCCCGGTGCCGGACAACATCCCCTTGCCCGCGCCGCCCGCCGATCCTGGGCGCGTGCGTGCCGAACTCGCCAAGCTGCGCCCGCTGGTGGTTGCGGCGGCAAGCGTTGGAGCAAACCGCAATCTGGATTGGGCGCGGCGCATTGTTGGCCGGTATGAGGGCGGCGAAAAGGTTAACGCGCTGCCGCTGCAAATGGCGCGCGAGGCACTGGCACGCAAAGGGGTTTCAGCATGAAAACCATTGTCATTCTGGAAATCACGCACAGCAAGCCTATCACGGCTTTGCAAAACATGATTGCGGGCCGTGCCTACACCATTGACGGCGTGACCGACTCAAAGCCTGTGAAGCTGGCGACCGATGACGTGGACCATGGTCAAAGCGGTTTCACGCTACGCGAACTGTCGCTAGGCGCTGGCGAAGTGGTGAGCCTGTGAACTGGCCCGCCCTCTACGCCACCACGCTTGCCCACTACCGCAAGCTGTACGCAATCCCCGGCTGGAAAGCACACGCTCTGCACCAGGTCAATCTGATGGCAAAGGCAAACCCTGATCTTTGGGGAATGCTGCCTGCGGAAGTGATGGAGGGGGTGAAGTGAGCCGCATCGTCTGCCAATTTTCATGTGGCGCGGCATCAGCCGTGGCAACCAAGCTGGCGCTGGCCCAGTACGGCGACCGCTGCGTGATCGTCAATGCTTTCATCAAAAATGAGCACGAAGACAACCGGCGCTTTCTTGCCGACTGCGAAAAGTGGTTTGCCCAGCCGGTTACGGTGCTGCGTGATGAAAAGTATGGCGCGGACGTGATCGAGGTATTCCGCCGCACGCAGTACATCAAGAGCAGGCACGGGGCTTCTTGCACGGGCCGCATCAAGCGCGGACTGTTGGACGCATGGAAGCAGCCCGGCGACATCATGGTTTTGGGCTTCACGGCGGAAGAACAGGATCGACTTGATAAATTCCGCGAGAACTTTCCTGACCGGGAGGTTATTGCCCCATTGATTGAGCGCGGCCTGACAAAGACCGATTGCAAAACAATGATCGAGCGCGCAGGAATCAAGCTGCCACACATGTACCTGCAAGGGTACTCAAACGCCAATTGCATTGGATGCGTCAAGGGTGGAGCCGGCTACTTCCGGGCCATACGTGAAGACTACCCGCAAGAGTTCCAGCGGCTTGCGGACATTGAATCTGAGATTGGCCCAGGCGCTTACATCCTGCGCCATCGCTCCGGCCCGCTTAAAGGGCAGCGTTTCCCGTTGCACGAATTGCCCCCCGGCAAGGCTTTGCGCGAGGAATGGATGCCCGACTGCGGGGTGATGTGCGAAGTGGCAGAGCAGGAGTACAGCGCATGAAGTGCAACCGCTGCGGCAAGCCCTGCCGCCCGAGTGAATCCGGCTTTGGCCCGAAGTGCGAACGCTATGTGCTGGGCTCCAAGCCCCGGCGCGCTGCAAAGGCAGAAGTAAAGCGCGACCCCCGGACAAAGGATCTGTTTGAGGGCATCGCTGTTATGGCTGAAGACGCGAGCCAGGCTGTGCGCCGCGGATTCAGGGCTGCGCGGGGAAGGGTGGGGCTGTGACTGCGTACTACAACGAATTCGACAAAAAGGCCGCTGCATGGCTGCGCGAGTTGATCGCAGAAGGCCACATCCCGCCCGGCGACGTTGACGAAAGGAGCATCACCGATGTTCGAGCAGATGAACTTGCTGGATACACCCAGCTTCACTTTTTCGCCGGCATTGGCGGATGGCCCCTTGCCGCCCGCATTGCCGGATGGCCGGACGACCGAGAAATCGTCACCGGCTCCTGCCCGTGTCAGCCGTTCTCGGTCGCGGGCAAAGGCGCCGGAACTGCTGATGCGCGGCACCTATGGCCCGACTTTTTCCGAATCATCCGTGCCCGCCGGCCCGCTGTCGTCATGGGAGAACAGGTTGCGGCAGCGGTTGGCAAAGGTTGGTTCGTCGGAGTGCGATCTGACCTGGAAGGTATCGGGTACGACTGCCGAGGGGTTGTTATCCCGGCTTGTGCCGTCAACGCCCCGCACCGTAGAGATCGACTCTGGTTTGCTGCTGGAAGCCGGGTACTGGGTGACGCCCACGACACGGGACCACAAGGACACGCCAGGAATGAGCTTGAAGGGGCCGGATGGACGCGACCGGACCGATCAACTGCCGAGACAGGTGGCGGCAATTTTGGCGGCCTACTGGAGCACGCCGAGAGCATCGGACGGGGAGAAGGGCGGGCCGAATCAGGCGTTTGGAGCGGGAGGGCAACCACTGCCAGCGCAAGCCTTTCACACGGCAATGTGGCCCAGCCCAACGCTACCCAGCGGCGGCCAGACATGGCCCGAAGGGACCACGCTGGAGGGCATGAGGCCGGACGGCAAGAAATCTCAGGTCACGCTGAACAACGTGGTGACGGGCTTGTGGCCGACAGCGACGGCACAGGACGGATCGCGGGGATTGGGAACGGTGCGGCCGACCGATACAGGGATTCCACTGCCGCAGCGCATTGGGCTGGTGCTCGATGGCTTGTCGGCCACGACGGGAAAGCGCGGCGTGTTGAACCCAGCATTCCCTTGCTGGTTGATGGGATACCCCATCGTGTGGGTCTTCTGCGGGGCTTCGGCAATGCAATCGCTCCCCAGATCGCGGCGGAAATGATGGCTGCGTGGATGGATGAATTTCCCGAGGTGGCCGCATGAAGCGTGACCGCACCCAACGCGAAGCCCTGAGAGGAAAGCTCCACATGATCCTGGGGCTGATTGCTGACCAGGTGGAGGTGGACAAGCCAGAGGGCGGGAAAGAACGCTGGTCGAAAGACAAATGGAAGCGGCTTTTCAAAGCTGGCTACGGCATCAAGGGCAGCACGGAAAAGTTGCCAGATGACGTGCTGGTGAAATTTGTCTGGTGGGTTGAAACACAGGCCGTCACGCGCATGCACGTGGTTTTCCCGGAGCGGTGCACATGAGCGGCAACTACGACTTCCAGCGCCGCCCCGACGGCGTCCAGTGCGTCTGCGGGAAGTGGCCGGGCCAGCACCGCTGGGGTGACAACGCATGCCCGAACAGTCTCTGGAAGTGCGGAAACGGCCAGCCGCAATGGCGCGAGCGCACGTACTACCAGCCATTTACCCCGACACCGCCCCGGGCCTTGGGCGGCAATTGAACGAGGAAATCATGAGCATCACCACCAAAGGCCCCGTGGCCGCGAACCCTGACCGTGAGTTGACCTTTGGCGAAAAGGCTGTCGGCCTGACGTTCAACCCGAGTCAGGACCCGAATGTGTACCGCTGCAAGACGGCGTTTGCCAACGTCATTGACAACATGAACAACCTGCGCAGCACGACCGACAACACCGAAGTCAAGCGTATGGCGTCCGTTGCCATCACCGAAGCCCAGACGGCGCAGATGTGGGCTGTCAAGGCCGCCACCTGGCGCGGATGACCCCATGGCCAGCCTGAATACCATGGTGAAGAAGTGCGCCGGGCTGGTCGGCACCAAGGACGTGACGCCGTGGGAAGACCAGTTCCTGCAGTCCGTCCTTGAAAAGACCGGCGACGGCAACAACACGACGAGCCTGACCGAAAAGCAGATCAGCGTGTTGGAACGTATCTACGGCAAGAACTTTGCCGGGTAACCGCCACTCGGGGCTGACATAGGAGATAGAGCAATGATCCCTTCAATTCACGAAATCATTGCCGGATTGCTGTCCGGCGCGTACACCCGAGAGCAGGCAAGCGCATGGCTTGAGCAGCACATGCAATTGAGCGCGGAGACCGCCCCCATGTCGCAGGAATTCCCGCCGCTGGGTCTTGCTGTCCCGCCTGAGGATGGCGAAGCCGTGACGTGGAACTTCCCCATCCTGCATTTTGGC